AAAAAACTCTCGGAGTATCGTGATCCACCGCGGCTTATGCCTAAGCGTTGGTGAATACAAGTGAGTTTCGGCTAAAATTATAGGAGACACTAAGTAGTCTTTCGACTGCGTGCCTCTCCTATAGTACGTTTCAGGATTTGGTGAGTCCTCTGGTCATATAATGACCGGGGAATCCTCAAATCCGACATTGATTTAATCGAAGGTGTAGTGATGAAACCATGGTGTGGTTTCTTCTCTAGATTTTCCTTCTTGATATCGGAACGCCAGGGAATTCCTATTGTTTGAAAATAGGTCCCTCGCTCTCCTTCAGCATATTTTCGTGTCCAAGACTCTGTTGAGCCTTTGTCCACGAGCGTTTTTACGATGTATCCACTGCCATACTCACGTATGAAGGCGGATTGCATCTCCTCATCATAATCTAGGTCCATTTCGCCACAAAACGTGTTTGTTTGTAGGTAATGGATACAAGATATCCTAAAAATCCAGGTGTCGGGGAATTTGTTGGTTGCTAACCGCCAAAGTCTCACGTCATCTGTTGCAATGATGTAGATGTCTGCCTCTTCTTGCGCAATATTGCGTATGATGATGGGGTCATCCTCAATAATATCTGTTGGGGGCATATCAATCGCTTCTCCTCTGATTAGCGATTGCTTTGCACCCATGAACCATTGATAGAGTAGAAGCCCATTTTCTTCGTAAGAAGTTGATGGGCGTTCCCTTTTGTTAAACTTGTACTTGAGAGGGTATGGATGGTCGGAGACCTGTAAAGGATCTCCAGCCGCCAGCTTCTCCAGCGCCTGTGAAACGTAAAGGTTTTCCTCCTTTCCGATGTGCAATCGGTAAGGGGAATCTCTGTAGTCATTAGAAAACTTCTTGACTATTCGTTCACGTTCAGTGATTGAATAGTCAGGAAGAGAAACCATTCGAGCCTTAATCACCTCGAACAGGTCACGTTTTGTGTCCTGTTCAAGTTGCTCAAGGCGCTCTTGAAATAGGTAATACTTGGCGATCTTGCTTTCAGGAACAAGATAACCAAGCGTTACCAACTTTAACAACACACCCTCGGGATAGTCAGACCACTGGTCTGACTTCACGACGATGTATCTTCTAATAGGATCGTCGGCAGGAATCTCAAAGAGTTCAACCATCATTTCTTTATCGAAATGATTTGACTCCTTGAGGGCACCTCTGTAACCAGAGATGTCCAACCGACCTTCATTAATTTCATCCATCACGTTGGTGTAGTACTTGGCATGCCAAGGCCTACACCGATCCATGATGTTCATCCATGATTTGGATGACCACGCTGGAGGAGGTTTACCTACTCCATTCACCTGTCTCGGAAGAAACAGGGGAACGTTGTCATCAATTGTAGCAAGTGTGATGTCCTGCATCGCAGAAGCAATAGAATATATTGTGTTCTGTGGTCCAGGGTCACTTCTAGAAAAATATTCCATGTCATGGCCTAAGAGTGTAACTTTTCCTCTTGGGTCAGACGAGAAATCCGGTCTGTCTTTACTGGTCGCTATCATGGTACGTATCTTAGGAACGTCCAGATATGGCAGTAGAGCATTTGTTTTGAACCGTGTCCCCCACTCGCAGGTGTTTACATGCGAGACGGGGATGTGGTAGAATTCTTCAGAATAAACCCCCCAGTCTGTCGTCAAGACGTCATCCAAGGGGGATTTTTCGTATCCTAATAAAGTCGCTGCCTCGGAATGCGCTTCCGCATATTCCTCGGTATCGGTGATTGCCGTTGTGTCATCGCCATTACCTTCTTCAAAAGCTAGTGCCTTCGTCTTGAGCCTCGCGTAGAGGTCGCAGATGGGGTGTGCTAGTGTGATGTTGGTTTTGGTGAGGGGGTCGCCCATCATGATTCCAGATCTCTGGATTCCGACTTGCTTCCCCTTTGACATTAATATCTTTTCTCCCAACCAATATTCCTTGATGGCATCAAGGGATCGTTGGTCGAGACCTGTTTTCTTAAGGAGGGATCCAGTTACAGCCCAAGCCTGGTCAGGGCTTGGTCCGTTAGTTGCATCCTTCCAATCTGATGTATAGAGATACCGTTTTCCTCTGAATATCCAATTCAGATCATCACGGTCGTCCCTACTTTTTTTAATCTTTTCGATGAATCGCCATCCAAGCCTTCCGGCTTGGAGACCACTCTTCGAATTCTTCATGAGTTTTGCAAGGTGTATTGTAATATGGCTAAAAGGCTGTAAAGCAATATCCTTCCAAATAGAACCAGATGTTATCACCCGGGACTTGGCATTCTCACGAATACCAGCCACGTTTGCTTTCATAACTTCATCCCTGTCAGTTTTCAATTTTTCAATTGACTCCTGCCAGAGAAAATTTCCTAAGGTACCCGGAATACCTTCCCGCAAGGAAGGGATCCTTATCTCAGAATCTCTGACGATAGTTTTCAGGTAACCAAATTTTCCTTCGTGTTTCTTTGAAGACTCCCTGCAAGCAGAGGTCGACATTGAAATTTTAAATTCAGGGTTGCGACCGACATAAATCTGGCTAGATAAATGATCGGTAACAGCCTCAATGCAACGTTTGAGGAGTTCATTGGGACGAAAGTCCTTCTTCTGTGTCACAGAAGCTATGAATTCATCAATTGATTCTTTAACGATGCCATCTCCCGCCAAACCAGAAGCTCTGGTTTGGCTGAACATGGCAACTCTAAACATTTTTTCTTTTGAGCTCCTGTGACAAATCTTGTTTAAGATTTGGAGTGGACGCACAAAGTAAGACATGTCTCGTAAGGAGTCGTAGTCCATTGGGACTTCGCTCTTCATGAGCCCATGATATCTAACTTGTTTCCTCAACAACTTTAGTTTCTTAATGAACCTATCGTAGTTGTGGAAACATTGATTAATTATAGAATTGGTTATTCGATCACTTAGGGCATAGCCTTCAGCAACGAATAATTCGGGGAATGCGAAGAGCATTGATGTTAAGACACCATCACAGGTATCGAGAATATCTTTGATCTTCCTCCGTCCTTTTCCATCGCGCGCGAGTCTTTTGACTCGGTTGCGGGAGGATCTGGGCAATCTTTTATACCAATATGTAGATGACCGGAGTAGTCCAGTAAAGGACTCCTCCGAGCATTTCCAGACATTGATTTTGAATCCTCTGGTGTCCCTTAGGCGGGGACTCCAGAGGCTTCTATAGTTATAGTCCCAAGAGATGACTTCCTTCGCAGGAAGTCCCCTCCGGACAGCATCCACCAAGAGGCGGCAAACTTGATCAAACTGATCGCGTAATGCCTCCCCTTGATAGTTTATATTTTCACTTGTTTCCGACTCCTTCAAGTTCGAAGTTAGAGGTAAACATTTGTGAGAGAAAACGACCATGTCTGAGGTCTTATTGTAAAATAAGGTTGACGATATGGA